TTAAATGGAGTGTCTATGGTGCAATTGGTTTCTATATTGTTACACAGGTTGGACTTCTGGAGGCATTGCGTGTCATATAGTGCAGCAGTATTAGACCATTATAATAATCCACGTAATGTGGGTAAAATGGATATGGGGGACAGAAACGTAGGAACGGGAATGGTAGGTGCTCCTTCTTGCGGAGATGTGATGAAACTACAAATTAGAGTAAAGGATGACATTATTGAGGACGCCAAGTTTAAATGTTATGGTTGTGGTTCCGCAATAGCATCTTCTAGTATTATTACTGAAATGTTGAAGGGCATGACCGTTGATGAAGCGAAAGAAATTAAAAATGTAGAGGTAGTCGACCAACTTAACTTACCCCCAGTAAAAATACATTGTTCAGTATTAGCAGAGGACTCCATTAAGGCCGCTATTGCTGATTATAAATCAAAACAACACAGGTAAATAAATAATGGCAAATAATGAAGACGAGGGCAAACTGGAAATGTCACTTCGCATCTTAGGAAATGAAATCATTGGATTTAAGATGGTAGTAGATGACTTTAAAATGAAATGGATGTTACTAGGCATAATAGCTTTAGCAGCAATTAGTTTTGTTATGGTTCAGTTCGGCCCACAATTAATGGAGACATTCTCGTGAACCCAAATGACGTAGGATTAGAAATAGGTAACTTTATAGCACCATTCATAGGAATGTTGATAGGTATTATTATTGCTCTATGGATAAAAGACTTTGCTACTAAAGTAGCTGCCGGAATGAGCTTTAAGTACTTTGGCCCTTTCAAAGAGGGAGATATTGTACAGCTTGATGGCAAGAAAGCTATGGTTATTAAAATAGGTTTAATGATGACAGTTTTTGGGTATAAAGACCCTGAGCGAGGTTACATATGGAGATACGTCCCTAATGAAAAAATATCCGGTTTAAGACTGGGGAAAGTAGTTTCCAATCATAGAAAAGAAACAAAACCTTGAACAGTAAGGAACCGACCACCTAAGAAATATACTACTTGACTTTTAGCTAAACTCTGGTATAATTTAGTATTGTCAATATGACAAAAGTTGAAATAGGAGATATTTATGATGGATAAAGTTGTCGGCTGGATAAAATCAGGTACTCACGCCGGAATAGCACTAATTGCTTTAACAATCGTTTTACAAGTAGTCTTTGGTAGCACTGTCCCTTTCCTTAGTGGAGACGTTATTGGTACAATTACCGGTATCATCCATAGTTTAGGTGAAGCAGGCCTTGTAGGTCTATTGTCGGCGGTAATAGTATACAGACTATTCACTAGTGACTAAATAAGTTAGGCATTACCACTAAAAGCCTTACTTCATGTAAGGCTTTTACTTTTTAACACAGGAAAATAAATGTTAGAAATTAGTAGAGATAATATAACTACAGATAGAGTAAGAAACTATACTAAGGATGAAAGGTTTATAAAATTACCTATTATTCACTATTTAGACTTACTAGGTGTTACACCTATAAAATCTCAAATCGCATTAATAAATGCAATTAACTCACCAGACTACAGGTTTGTTGTGTGTGCATTGTCTCGTCGACAAGGTAAAACATATATCTCAAACATTATTGGACAATTAGTAGCATTAGTACCTAATGTTAATGTTTTGATAATGAGTCCAAATTACGCACTTTCGCAAATATCTTTTGATTTACAAAGGAATTTAATCAAACATTTTGATTTAGAAGTAGCAAGAGACAATGCAAAAGATAAGGTAATAGAATTAACCAATGGAAGTACTATACGAATGGGATCAGTTAATCAAGTCGATAGCACCGTTGGTAGGAGTTATGACCTTATTATATTTGATGAAGCGGCACTAGGAGATAGTGGTAAAGACGCTTTCAATATTGCACTTCGTCCTACTCTAGACAAACCCCAAAGCAAATGTATTTTTATATCTACTCCTCGTGGACGGAATAACTGGTTCTCAGAATTCTACCAGAGGGGTTTCAATGATGAGTTCCCCGAATGGGCGTCTATAAAAGCAACTTACCATGAAAATCCTCGTTTTAGTGAAGATGACATTAAAGAAGCTCAAAAATCAATGTCTTCTGCTGAGTTTAGTCAAGAGTATCTAGCAGAATTTAATACTTTTGAAGGACAGGTATGGAACTTCAATTACGAAGAATGCGTTGCTAATTTAGAAGAACTAAATACTTCTAAATTTGAGATTTTTGCTGGGCTTGACGTGGGTTATCGTGACCCAACTGCTTTTTGTGTAATTGGGTATGATTGGGATGCGAAGAAGTACTATGTACTAGAAGAATACATGGAAGCTGAGAAAACTACTGAGCAACATGCTGTAGTAATGCAGGGACTAATAGAGAAGTGGGATATTGACGCTATTTATATTGACTCAGCGGCACAGCAGATGAGATTTGATTTGGCGCAGGAATATGATATTTCGACCATTAATGCTACCAAAAGCGTACTAGACGGGATTGCGTCAGTCGCTACTATTATAGATAACGATAGGCTAATAGTTGATCAGAGGTGTAAAGACACTCTTATGTCACTAGATGCCTACCAGTGGAATCCTAATGTTAATTTAATAACAGAGAAGCCTGTTCATAACATTGCTTCACATATGGCGGATGCCTTACGGTATGCGCTATATACCTTTGTAGCTTCCGAAATAACCTTTTAAGGATATTTTAGTAGATGAGTTTTCTGGGTACAGCAAAACAATCGTACCACCAATGAAAAACATCTCTTGACTTTTAGTTATAAGTTTGATATAATAATCCAAATATAGAAATTTTGTAAGAAAAATACTTTATGAGTGAACTTAAACGTGATAAAATAAAATACATTAGAGATCGCGCAAAGAGTGCATACATAAAAGACGAAGAATGTTACATTTGTGGCGGAGTCGAGGACTTGGACTTTCACCACTTCTTTAGTGTAACAGAACTTCTTAACAAGTGGATTAAGGAAAAGAACCTCGTTATATTGACGGCTGAAGATATGATGGGTATTAGAGATGAGTTTATCGACTCGCATCACAAAGAAATTTATGATGATACGGTTACTCTCTGTCATACGCATCACTTAAAACTTCACTCGATATACGGGAAGAAGCCTTCTTTAATTACTGGCCCCAAGCAACAACGCTGGGTTAACAAAAGAAGAGATAAAGAGTATGGGAATGTTAGATAGATTGGGTTTACGTAAGTTAAACCCTGCACAACCTCGAATTGCTGACGGAGAAGGCGTACAAGCCGCAGCTCAGTTTACAATACCTTATGAAAGGGCATTTGAAAAACTAGAAGTAGTTAATCGAGGCATAAACATGATAGTTGACTCTTCAGCACAGATAGGTATAGATGTTGGCGACAAAGAAGCATTTCCGGGTATAGCGACCATTAGGCATAAGAAGCTAGTTACCCTATTAAATAGACAACCTAATCCGTTCCAAAATGCGGACGCTTTTAGGCGACAAATCTTTTTAGATTTGCTATTAGATGGTAACTGTTTTATGTATTATGATGGTGTGCATTTATACCACTTACCTGCAAGCAATGTAGTAATACATCCAGATAAGAAAACATTTATTAAAGGATATGAATACAGCGACGTTAAGTATAAGCCTGAAGAAATTATTCACATCCAAGATAACTCATCAAAATCTATCTATCGAGGTACATCTCGATTAGTAGCAGCAAGGGATACGATGAACTTGCTGTACAACATGAGGGATTTTCAAGGTACTTTCTTCAAGAATGGAGCAGTACCAGGCCTTGTATTAAAGAGTCCAAATACTCTTAGTACTAAGGTTAAAGAAAGACTAATTAACTCTTGGGCACAAAGATACAATCCTAAAAGTGGTGGTCGTAGACCGTTAGTTTTAGATGGTGGCTTAGAGATAGATAGTATGTCTGATGTTAATTTCAGAGAGTTAGATTTTGAAGAGTCTGTGAAAAACTTAGAGGATACAGTCCTTAGAGTTCTAGGTATTCCATCCATATTATTGAAAGGTGGAAACAATGCAAATATTAGACCTAATCACAGACTGATGTATCAAGAAACCGTTTTACCACTAGTTAGAAAAGTAATCAGTGGTTTAGAACGATATTTTGGTTATGACCTTGCAGCAGTACTAGAAGACCTCTCGCCTTTACAGCCAGAGTTAGATGAAAAAGCAAAATACTACAGCACTTTAGTTACCGGGGGAGTAATTACTCCTAACGAAGCTAGAGAGGCCCTAAGATTAGAAAAGATAGAGGGTCATGACGATATACGCATACCGGCCAATGTGGCAGGTAGTGCAGGCAACCCTTCTGAGGGCGGGCGACCGACTCAGGATGAAGAGGATGAAGGAGACAATGAATAAAAAGTTTCAAATTAACTCATTATTTGATGTTGTTGAAAAAGAGCAGTCTGATGACAACTCTCCTTTAACAATTAAAGGTTATGCGAATACTGTATCCAAAGACCGAGCGGGCGACGTTATCGTTAAAGAAGCTTGGGAAAAGGGAGCTATGGATGATTATTTAAAGAATCCAATCGTTCTTGCTTTCCATGATTACTCACGTCCAGTGGGTACGACTGTTAGTCACAGTGTGACTGATAAGGGCTTGGAAATCGTTGCTGAAATAAGCAAAGCTGCAGGTGAGGTGTACAACCTAATTAAAGATGGCGTTTTAAAGACGTTCAGTGTAGGCTTTAGCATTAAAGATGCAGACTACGACAGGGAAGAAGATACCTTTTTCATTAAAGATTTATCTTTATATGAAATAAGTGTAGTTTCGGTTCCTGCAAATCAAAATTCTACATTTTCTTTAGCAAAAGCATTTGATTCAGAAGAAGCCTATAAAGCTTATAAAGAATCTTATGCACCTTCAAAAGTTGAAGCAACAGTTACTGTTGTTACTAATGAAGTTGTAAAAGAAGAAGTAGATGTTAACATAATTGAGAAGAAAACTTCTCAGGATAATATTCTTAAGGACATTGATATGACACAAGAAGAAATACAAGAGACTATGGAGCAAACGGCACAAGCTGCTGTAGACGCTTATAAGGCAGAAGTCGCTGAGAAGG